GTTGAAGTTACGTATGTCCGGATCGCCGACGTGCCATACGTCGAACGCAGCGACAGAGAGCGGGTAAGTAAACTGTCTCAGGTCAGTGACAAATACCTGCTGTACTTCTGCGGCATCGAACCCGTCAGGGCGCAGCTTGTTATCCCGTAGCGCGATAGTGCCAAAGCTGGTCCCGTATAACGTGGTCGGGAACACCGCTCGGTTTTGTAGCTGGACGTAGGGCTCACCGACGATGCGGTGGCTGCCTGTTGCCGGGTATACGTAGCGCTGCTGTAGCCGCGTATTTGCGACCCCGAAAGCTGGTGACGGAGGGGCTATGCCGGCAGGGTTGGCCGCGTAAGTGATGACTGAGCTGACGTTAACCGATGCTTTGACTATCCACTCACCGAGCGGCTGCCATCCCGGAGGGATGTACCCCGCGCCCCCCGGCTGGATGCGCTGATCGAACGTCATCGACAGGTACGCCTCGGTGTCCGACATCAGCCGGGTATTACCGAGTCTCTGGTGGAGCGCCCAGTCTGGAGCGCTTAGTGCCGGCGGGCGGGTTATGTCAGGCGGCCACGGTGTAGCCGGAAACGCCATGTACTGCTCGGGCAAGGCGTATGGTGGCGGCCATAATTGTGTACTGGGTACGACGCCCCCTTGGGCGATCGGCAGATACCCCGCTACTGTGTGCCGGTCTGCGCTGCCATACAGCAGGACCGTCCCGTGGGAGGTGTCGATCGCCGCGAGGTTCGCGCTGCACTGTGGGCGTTGCTCCGGTACGGAGCAGGCGGGGGTACTGCCGGACGGCTCGAAAGCAGCGACCGATACTTCGTTCAGCGGGGTGAGCGAGAGGTCGTAGGCGTAGGCGGTGGCTGTACCGTCTACCACCCATACCACATGCTCGGTTACCGCCAAGACGTGCGTATTCGGCGTGACGCTAACCGTAGCGACTGGTAGCCCGGTATCAAGATCGAGGCGCTTCAGTTCGTCGGTCGCAATATCCAGCAAAAACAGGGCCGTGCTGTTTGCTGCGAGGTGTGTGGAGAATGATGGCGCCGATACCAGCGGCGAGGCGTTTACACCGACGCCTCCGTACAGCATGTCGGTCTGCCCGTGCGTAAAGTAGACCCGGTTGCCTACCGCCGCAAAAGCGTAAATATCGCCCTGCCCCAGATTACTGTGGGCTACATAAGTGCCGTCGCTGGTCAGCTGCAGCAGGCCGATATACATCGAATTGTCTGCGCGCCGGGCATAGCAGGGCATGAGCATATCCCCGGCGACATTGGTGAAGCCGAATTCAGGGGAAGGCTTGATAATGTCCCCGGAGACCGGATCGGATACGACGCGCTGAACCTCGTCAGTCTGCCAAGTCTGCCTGTCGAAACGTGTCAGGAAGTCTGATGTCGGGCTAACGGGTGAGAACGAGGTGGCTACGAAGACATAGCTGTCGGAGTGGAACACCGTGCGGGGGCCGCCCGACACAGAAGGCACGCCTCTGTTGAAGTAGTCCAGATACCGCAAGGCGTGCCGCCGGCGATCTTCCGGCTCGACGCGGGTAGTGCCGAAACCCGTCGCTACGAACCCGTTTGTACGCAGGTACTCGTGCTGGTTATGTACGGCGGTAGCCCCGAATAGGCTGGAGTCTTTCCCCGATGCGCGGAAGAAGCTATGAAAATTCCATACTTTACCCGGCGTGCCCATGTCCAAGTGGTTCGCACCACTTACCGGTACCGTGCGCCGCGTGTTCACAGCCTCTGGCGTACCGTACTCAGCAGTGTTAGTACCGACCGTAGTGACGCCCTGAGCGCTGTTGAATACAGTCGCTGTGCCATGCGCCGACGCGTCGAAACCGTTAAGGGTAGTGACGCGGGATTTGTTGCGTATCGCCGGGGGCGCTATGGCACCATCAGTGAACGCATCCGGGTAGACGGCTTGTGCGTCGCCCTCCGGTGGCGGTATGAGGTTCGCTTTAATCAGGCGCGCGTCAGGCGGCGTGTATTCGCTACGTAATACCGTCTTGAGAAGCCTGCTGTCTGGCGGGGTGTAAGACATATTAGCTATCCCAAGCTACTGCGTCTGGCGGCAGAGTATAAATAAACGGCTCGCGCCCCATGTTAAGGCTGACAGCGCCGTAGCCTATATAGTTGGATATTGCTGGGTACAGATTGCCTGCGACACCGGTAGCATACGCTACCCCCTGCGACACGCCATTCTTTATGAACTCTACCGAGCCGGCAGTGAAGTCGACTAGCACCCCGAGCACGTCATTGGCCCCGTATACGGTCCCGTATGCGGCGGTAGCGCCTGCGTTGAGTTTACGGGCATCCGATATATACCCCCACCCGCCAGACGCTACCCCTATCATCGTCAGCGGGTGCGCTGCATTCAATACCCCTACCATCGCCCCTCCGGCATACATAGCAGACGGCATGGTGATCTCGAAATAGCGTACCCCGCTGTTGCGAGTAGTGATTGCGCGGATCGACTGCCACGAATTTTGTTGTGGGTAACTCGCCAGATAGCTTAATTGACTGACGCGCCAGTTATCCCCTTTAGCCGTAGCGTCCCAGCCTGCTACTACTGGTGGGGCGTACTCCGCGTCACCATATGCCGCCGTATGCGCCGGTTGCGGGTATGTAAAGTCCCCACCACGTAAGCGTATGGTCCCTCGGCCGTTTTGGAGGCATGAGATCGTCGGGAACTGACGCTGAGACGAACTATTAGTACGCGCGAAAACGAGCACGCCATTGATGTATATGCGGCATTCTTTTATATCCGCATCCAGTACGAACCCCAACACATCGCCGACAACGATAGGCGGTACGGAGAGCGTAGTGTTGGCGCCATCTATGTAGACTATAGGGGCGCTACCGGCGCGCGCCCAGATACCGGTCGAACCGGAGGTTGTTCCGGCATAGTTGCCTGTGGGGAGGTTGGTGGCTGACACACCAGCTATCAGCGAATTACCTGTGTTACTCTCTACCAGAACCTCCCAGTACCAACGGCCGGTATTTTTACTGTGCGTGAGGCGCGCGCTACCCCAGTTCGCAGCAGTCCCTGCCACCGTCATGTCACCATTACTGAGGACAGTATTGCCTTCTTTATCCTCCGCATTAAACCGCATCGCGCTATTCCATCGTCCGGCGATACGCGACATCTGTAGCGCCGATAGTGGGTAGTCGAAGATAGCGACTTCATCCAGCGTACATTCCGCCGAGTAGGCGTTAACCCCTTCAGCAGCATTGAATAACGTGATAGATGCTTGCGTAGGCCACGCAGGGGGCGTAGCTGGCGTTCGGGTAGCTGTCACCGCGCCGTCGAAATACATCTTCTGAGTGTTGGTGCCTGCATCGTATGTAACCCCGCACAAATGCCACCTGTCGTCCCGTACAGTAGGGGCACCGACTGCCTGATATACGTCGCTCGACCATGGTTGCGCCACAACCTCGAAACCGCTGATGCCGTGCATGATGAAACTTAGTATGGGCTTGTCAGCGGCCCCGGCCCCGTAGTCGCGCCACTCAAGCCATTTCTGGTAGTACGCGTTTGTGTCTGGCTTAACGAGGAAGACGACCGAGAAACCGCTCGCTCCGGGTACAAGGCCCGTGACCTTACCCGTCGACATATACTCGTTCGTACCGACAGTTCCATGGCGAATGGCCGTGTCACCAGCGATAAAAAGCCCTGATGATTGTGCGTAGGTGAACGTGCCGGAACTGACGGCCATGTCGGCGAAGTTCTGTTCGTCGTTCGGCGCCCCCGTCGCTTCGCTGAGCCGCCAGTACGCCAGCGGCGTCAAATTTTTGATGGTCGCTTCGTACGAAGTGAACTCTACTTTCGCAGACCCGGAGACATCGGTAGTACTCCCTATAGTCTCGACCGTCCGTGTCAAGCTGGTGACCGGAGTCAGGTAATCGAACACGATAGCGTTATACTGTACCCCGCCGATCGGGTCGAAGGCTACGACGAAGTAGTTGGCGGTCAGTGTCTCGTCGAGTCCGGAGAACAAGAAGTTACCGTAGACCCCGGTAACCTCCGACGACAGTAACGAGCCTGTCGGGCGGTCGTATAGACGGACAGTACATGATGGCACCGGTGTCGCGCCTTCCAACACGACGCCGGCGATCTTTCCGTTCGTAGGCATAGCTACCCCCCAAAACAAAACGCCTCGCCCCGGTGCGGGTGCGAGGCGTCGATTTGACGTAAGTTGTTGATTGTTAATGATTAGACATCAACGTGACCTGCGATAATGGCTTTACACTTTAAATATTTTGTTGGGACCGTTGTCCCACGTCACGATAATATCGCCGCCGTTCGGGGTGATCGGTAGGCCGGTACCCGTATCGATGAAGGCGATCAACGGGCTAGAGGCTTCATCGGCACCCTCTTTATAGATAACGATGGCCTCGATGGATGGGCCGCTGACGGAGGGGAATGTCACGTCGCGCCCGTTAGCGGCCCCGCCCGACGTCTCTTTGTCGACGAGCGTAACGGGCGCCGAGGAGATGCGCGCCGCCGGGCCGATATCTGCCAGATTGGCGTGGGTGCCGAAGCTAGGGGTGTACGAACCGGTATCGACCAGAATCACCTTGATGGTGTCGGTCATCCAGTTGATCTCGCCTTTCAGAAAACGTTCGCGTGCGCTGTCATAAAGCGTATTAGCCATGTCGGGCTCCTCTATTAGTGAGTCCGCAGCGGCGCTGCTTCGTTCTCAGATCGAAGTTAGATTGGCGGATCGTAGCATAAAAAAGAGCGGCCAGTACAGGGTAATACTGGCCGCTCCGGACGGTCGGGGGTTTTGCGGGGCAGCCCCGCTGGCGGCCCACCCCCAACTGGGGCCGGCCTCTTAAACCTTCATGCCGGGCGGGCGTAGGGCAGGGGCCGGGCGTGACCCGAACCACCACCCCACACAAACCTCCGTCATGAAGAATACCCACTGCACTGACTGCGACAGCAGCACGTGCATCTGATCCGTCGAGAATGACAGCTGGTAGATGAAGAACCCGTAATACAGGATGACAGCGACCATAAAGAGCGAGGCGAAACCATATAGCGCAGTGGCCATCGGGCGGATCAAGCCGCGCAGGGCGTCGACGCGACCCCCGCCGTACGTCGCCTTGTCGTTACCGTAGCTCTCCGTCATGGTTTTGTACGCAACCTCGGTAAGGCGCTGGGCGCCTTCCTCCTGCACCACCTGTAGTTTCTGCCCGGCCTCAGCGATCATGAACTCGCGCTCTTTATCCATCCGCAGCAGCTCGTGCGCTTGTAGCGACTCCTGCAGGGCAAGTTCCTTGTCTTTCAGGCGCAGGTCGAAGAAGCGGTTCATCACCCCGCCTGCCCAACCCAGCAACGCCCCCAGACCGGGGGCTGCCAATAGTGCCGTGAAACTCATGATGTGACCCCCTCGATCGTTAACGTGAAACTCGCCCCGCCCAGTTTGGCCATGAACGCGCGTACCGTAGGGCGGCTCAGAAGGATTGCACGTTGCCCGTCTATGGCAACGTAGTATTTGCCAAGCAGGATGCAGCCCTGAACGTGTGTTTTCAGTCCTTTGTCGATGTCCCCGGCAAAATTTCCGGCGTGGATCAGGATATGCGTGCGCGGGTCGGTGTTACGCAGGGTGTACACCCGCCCGAATTTCGGGCTGGATACCATCTCGCACAAGTAGCTTCCGGGAGGCACGCACGAACGCTGGCGCGCGTTATCCCGCCACGGCAGTTCCAGCGTTTTGCAAGTAAAGCCTTCCGCCATGAGGCACCCCTCGGTACCTGTGTCGGTCTGGTATAGGCGTTTGATCAGCGCCTGCTTCATAGCGGTGCTTCTTTCTGGCGGTATAGATGATCGATGCGCTGCTTCAGCGTCTCCAACTCGTGCTGCTGGCGAATGGCTGTGTCGTGAGCTTCGATGTAAGTGGACGCGAAACTCTTTACTGATTCGGCCACATACCCAAGCAGCGCGATGACTACCAGACCGCCGCCGCCCACAGTGAACATCCACTTACGTACTACGTCGATGCGTTCGTGTATGTTCTTGTTGGCGTGGATGCGATTAGCTTCCTCAGCCTCCAGATTAGTCTCCAGCTTCGTGACGGCAGTGTTCACCCGTAGCTCCATCTGCTGTGTGTAGTTCCGGTGGTTGTCGGCCTCCACCTGCATCACGGCTACAGTCTTCGTCATGTCCAGCAGCATGTCGACCTTGCCCGCCAAACTGGTGATGGCTTCATTTATGTGTACGAGCTGTACGCGGGTGGATTCTTGTGTCGTCATGGCGCCCTCTACAGACTGTTCTTCTATGTATGGCATCGTCTACCCGATGGAACTTCAGAGCTGGACAAGCACGGCCTGTCCACCCCCGAGAGTAATGTGTTCCGGCCCCTCTACGGTCAGTACGATCTGTTCTGCCCGCCCGCCGCGTATCTGGACCTGCTCTGCCTGCGCACCTACTGTGATAAGTTCTGTCCGCCCGCCGCGTATCTGGACCTGTTCTACCTGCGCACCCACTGTGATAAGTTCTGGCGGCGCTCTGGCTGGCGGTCGCGAAGCGACTGCCGCCAGTATGCCGACTACCGCCGGTACGGCTATACCTGATACAGCCGTTTGCGCAGACGCAAACAGTGTCGGCGCAGAGGCTAAGGCTATCACGCCGGAGGTGGCGAGCACCGTACTGGCCTCTGCTGCACAGGTTATCGCCCCGCCGGTAGTCGTCGCAGCCGTGCCGGGCAGACTGACTGCTGCGGCGGCGCCGGCGATAAGGGTGCCGACGTCAGCCTGCGCGTACGCACCGGTAACGGCGTATAGGGCGGTCAATGTGACAGCCGGTGCCTGTGCCCAAGTGTGCGCCTCAGCCCCTGCTACCACTACCGCCGCGCCGCCTGAAGCAAGCACCGCGCCGACTGCCGTCGCTACCGCCGCGCCTGTGACCGCTGCGCTACCGCCGGTGCCGGTCGATACCGATATTGACCCGGCAGCTGCCGTCGTACCTACGCCCGCGATGACAGCGACGCCGGCCGCCGTCGCAGCCACATCCCCCGCCATAGCCGCTGCGCTGTCGCCAGTGAGTTGTACCAGCCCTGAAACCGCACCGACCGCGCTGATCGCGCCGATCGAGATCGGGCTGACTGCGCCTGATAGCGTGGTGTTGCTGTCAGCATGCGCGCTTATCGCTCCGGCACCGGTCTGAGCGCTAGCGCCGGTGAGCTGCGCCAGCCCCGACCCCGCACCACTCGCGCTGACGGCCCCCGCTGTAGACAGTGCCGCTGCGCCTGATAACGTGGTGTTACTGTCAGCATGCGCGCTTATTGCTCCGGCGCCTGTCAGGGCGCTGGTGCTGGGGAGCTGTACCAGCCCTGAACCTGCGCCGACCGCGCTTATTGCTCCGGCACCGGTCTGGACGCTGGCACCGGTGAGCTGTGCCAGCCCTGAACCTGCGCCGACCGCGCTTATTGCTCCGGCTGTAGATAGTGCCTCTGCGCCCGTAATGGCAGCGTCGCCAGCGGCTATTGCAGTGATGTCGCCTGTCAGGGCGGCTGTATCAGCACCCGTAATGGCAGCGTCGCCGCCGGCATGCGCACTGACAGCGCCGACAGCAGACATCGCCATTGTGCCCGAGGTCGAAACATCCCCCGCAGCTACGCCGGCAATGCCCCCCGCTGTGGCAGCGAGTAGAACGCCCGCCACTGCGGCAGTGCCGCCACTAGCGCTACTGGCCGTGACGATACCGGCAGCGCTGTTTGCAGCAGCACCGGTGAGCAGCGTGCTCGCACCGGCCAGCGCGCTGATCGCGCCGTGCGCCGATGAGGTCGAAACGCCTGTCACAACAGCTGTGGCGTCCCCCCCAACCGCCGGCGTATCCGCCAGCGGCAGACTACCAAGCTCTTCGGCCGCGCCGTCAAACCAGAAGGCTTGTGAGCGCCACATATCAGGCTCCGATCAGTTTTGTGGCACCGTACTGCTGCGTACTGCTGTTGCCGCCGAAGCTCAGAAACTCAATACAGGCGTCGTTATGGACTTGAAACAAGCCACCATACAACGCCGCCATTGCTTCGCCCCATTGCGCGCCGCCGTGCATCATGTTTCCATGCGCCCAGCCGAGCGGCTTGAACAGTGTTACCCCGACGTTGCCGGCTACAGCTGTACTCCCGGCAAACGTCACACCTTCCACGCTACGCACGCCTGTATCACCGTCTTGCAGAGGTAGGATGTATCGGCGGCCTACTGGCGCGCTCGCTGGCCAGACAACAACCTTCGTCACGCGACCGGCAGTCCCGTCTTGATTGGTGTAACGTGCGGTGACGGTTGTGGCGGTGCCGCCTGTCGCTGTGTAGACGTCCAGCGCCAGCATGACGCCGATGCCATCTGTGTATCGGGGTAGTGCCGCCGTTGGCAGGTTAGTCGTCTGCTCTGTGGTGATATTGGCGACCAGCCCGCCGCTATGTACCAGCCGGTCGGTAATCATGGGCAGGCCGAGAAACATCTGAGCGTTAGTCTGGTGTCCGAGCGTTGTCACTTGCAGAAACTGGTCGCCGGCATCCGGTATTTCCGGAATCTGCGCCCCTGTGGTGGCTTTCGTAAGCGCAACGCTGGCGGTAGGCGCTACGCCACTATTAGCCGTCCACGTACCGTATTGCGCATACCTGCCGGACAGGTTGGGAAAACGGCCCGGAGTTGTATCTCGCAGCTTCTGCAAGTATTGGTCAAACGAGGTGAGCGCCATGATCAGGCCTCAACCATGTGCAGCGTCATCATGATCTGCGGGATAGCTGTTCCCGGCCCGATGAACATCGAGCTCAGGCACGCCCCTGTCAGCACCTCCGGCAAGGCCGGGGCGTTGGTAACGGCGTCACGAATGAACGTGCCGCCTGCGTAGGACGTGCCAACTTGAAGCAACGGCTTGATTAGCAGCACCGCGAAGTTGCCCGCCGTGCCTGTGGTAGCGGTAACGGTCACGCTCTGCACGCTCAACACCCCAGTATCGCCATCGGCCAGCGGTAAAAACAGAATGCGCTGTAGCTCGCGGTTGCCCGTACCGCCGAAAGCAGTCAGCTTTGTGGTTCGCCCCGCCGTGCCGTCTTGATTGGTGTAACTGGCGGATATCGTGGTTGCGGTTGTACCGACAGCAACGCCAATCTCAACGGCAATCTGTACGCCGACGGCAGTCTGCGCCGTGTTGTAGCGGGTTGAGCTAATGTTGCAAGTCTGCGCCGTAATGACTGTGCCTGACCGCCCACCAATTTGCGCCAGCCGGTCATAGATCAGGTAGTTCGCTGCAATAGACGAATAACCCTCAATACCCAGCAGCCACAACTGCCGGCCTCCGGTCGGGTCGTTCTGCCCGAAGGCACCGGCAACATTACGCGCCGGGTTCGTAGCCGCAGCAGGTAGCGCCCCGGAGCCGCCCAGCGTGGCGTTATATTGCCACAGGCTTGTCCAGCGGTTCACCACGGGCGCCTGCGCTGCTGCCGCACCGACGCGGCTGTCGATCCATGTTGTGATGTGTTGCGGGTTGCCGTTGTTTCCGCCAGTGACGCGGTTCACCAGTGCGGAGAGGTCTGTCAGCGCTGCCATTATTGTGTTACCCCGAGAATCTGGTTGGCGCGGCCCGGAGCATCCAGTAAGCCGGCCGCTTCAAGCTGCCGAACGCCAGCGATTGTCTTTGGCAGCAGCAAGCAGATGAACTCCACCATATCGCGCTGTTTCAGCATCCGGGCGATCTGGGTATTGCCCTCTGCCGCAGCGGTGATACGCACCCACTCCGCATCGGTGAAGCGCTCGTCAAAACTCAGCTTGCTGATCCGACACGGCTTATCGTCAACCGGGATGCTGTCGAACTCTGCCTGCAGCGCGGCGCGATCATCTGCAGTCAGCGCCACACCGCAAGCGGCCTCAAGCTCAGTCACTGTCGGGTACTGCATCGCCCTGCTGCCGTAGACCTGCCCGTCAACTTGCGCGGAGTAAGTCCCGACGTCCTTGTCGAACCAGAAGATATCCCCGCCAACGTGGATCATGGGGCGCCCCTTAACCGATACGGACCAGACCGTTTGCTGCGTCTGGCGTCGGTAGCTGTGCGGTGAAGGTACCATTAGTGCTGGTAATATCCGAACCAAAGTTGAACGCAGCAACCGCTTTATTACCTTTGGAGCTGTTGTAGATCAGCGCGCCGCGCGCGGTGATCGATGCCGTCGGCCAGCTCGGATCAGTGGTGAAGTCGAGGACGGCCGTATCGCCTGACAGGGCGATGCTCAGGCCGGCCAGCGTTGCACCGCCAGCGGTGTACCCAGTACCGGCAACCTCGTTTGTTACGCTGTATACAGTGGTAGTTTTGTCCAGCGTCGCAGCGCTGGTGTAAAGCGCAATCTTATAGGTGTCTGCACTGGCATGGACGCCCTGCATGATTTCCTGTTTGTAGCTGTTGCAGACTGCAGTGGTGATGGCCATGATGTTTCCTTATCGAGTAACTGCGGGCGACACCGCCACGGTGCCGGCCATCAGGCGGGTTTTACCCCCGGTGGGGAATGTGATCTCCATATCGAACACGCCTTCGGTGAACGGGAGGGTGTCAGTCGTCAGTGCGTCGAGGTCGATACGCACGGTGCCTGCGGCCCCGCCAAGCGTGATCCGGCCGTTAGCGGTCGTCATCGTCAGTAGCACTACCGGTGATTCAATCTCCGAGCGTACTTGCGCCTCCGCGCTGCACCCGCTGAAATCAATCAGCGCCTGCTGCGCGTCGCGTACGATAAACTCCTTGACGAAGGTCGCCCCCTGATCGATCTGTAGCTTGGTCTTGTGCGTCGCCATCACAGCCCTCCGTAGGCGACGGAACGCGCCTTGTGTTTACTGGTGTTCTTTTCTTTCTGGGCGTTGTAGCAGTACTTCTCGAAGGCGACCTCGAACTCAGCCGCTTTGGTCTTGTCGAAAGTCTCTGCGTCCTGCTTACTGTACGCCATGTGCTTCATCCACAGCAGCAGCGCCGTGTGGTGCTGCTCGGCAATCTCGATCTTCTGGTCAAAGTCATCCAGCGCCTTGATAGGTAGGCGGTAGACCAATAGCTCCAGCGTCTCGTCCGCAGCCGGGACGGGGTAGGCTCGGGCTTTGTTCTCCTGCATGCCGAGTATCAGGATTTCCGGCGCGCCAGTACGCGCGTCCAGCTTGATACCGCGCTTCTGGAAATCCTCATAGTTCTCCGGGTCGATATAACGGCCATCGGCGCCGTTGATCCCGCGAATCTTGCGGATCAACGGACTTATGGAGACCCAAGGGTTACCGGCAGTGACAGCGACTTGCGTCACTGCCGGCGTACCTGCGTCAGCGATCCCGTCTGTCAGGCGACAGAACTTCTTCTGCGCTTCATCTGCGTAGTGGAACACTTCATCGTCGGCCCACAGGTACGGCTCGGCGACGTCAGCAAGCTCGCTACGGAACAGGGTGTACAGACGGGTCGTGTCCATATTACTTCTCGTCGCTATTCATCGCGGCCTGAACCTTGGTCCATACCGCATCGCGCTCTTTGTGGTGGATGCCGAAGCCCAGAATGTCTTTCAGCGCGCGGGCATCCGGCAGGCCGGAGGCAGTAAAATCTTCGCGCTTGTTGCGCAGCACCAGCTGCTTCATGGCATCGATAATGGCCTGTTCGCGCTCGGCGCCTTGCGGCTCGCTCGGCAGCTTCGCCTCAGTATCCGGCAACTCATCTACCGGTACCGCCCCGATAGCCATTACGTCGGTGTGCATGTCGTCCGGTACGTGTACCGGCTCGTCCTTGATAAAAGTGATGGTGTGGCCTCGGGTCGAGGACACAGTCTTGTTACGGTTCAGGATGAAATCCATCTGCCTACTCCCTCATGAATGTAGGGGGCCGAAGCCCCCTTGTGTTACATAACCTCGTTAGCGCGGCCGTCGATGATATACATGACACGTACGCGCACCTTACCAGCAGTAGGGCTACCGCCGGTAAAGGCTAACGTAGCACGCAGCGACTCACCCTGCCCGGTGTATCCGGTCGGGATGATAGCGACGCGAGCAGCCGCAGCCAGCACAGTCGCGGCCGCCGCGTAACGAGCGGCGCTTACCGCGTCGCCGAGCGCGATGGTGGCAGCGGTGACGCCGCCACCAGTCAGTGCGGTTTCGGTGACAGCTTCACCGCCGATCACTTGCGCGCCCGGTGGCAGGTCCGCGAAGTCGAACGCACCGTTGGCGTTCAGACCTTGCACGGTGCCGCCGGTATTAGCCATCGTGTCAGCCATATTGATGATGAACTCAGCAACCAGCGGGGTTTGCGCGGTGCGGATTTTCTTTACCAGAGCCATATCGGATTCTCCTTACTGTGCGCAGAAGGCGTTGATCACGCCGAAATCTTCGACGGCGCCGTTCTCGTAGATCGAGCTGAACTTGGGTTTCAGGAAACCCAGAATCTTGCTGACCGAGATACCCTGCTGGTTCTCGTAGTCGAAGCCCTTTTCGATCCATTCCGGCGCGCCGATGTCAGCCATGCCCAGTGCTTGCGCACCGCAGAAGGCGATCGAGCAACCGTCAACGGTACCGCCAGCACCCCACTTGTTACCCGAGGTGGCGTTGGCAGTGTTGTACACATGGCGGAACTCGTGCAGGTACAGACCGTCGATCTTCACGCTGGAGCCGGTAAACAGGACGTTGCCGTCGCCGCGCTGCTGTGCGTGACGTACGTTCTGCATATAGTTGCTATCCAGCTTCAGCTTGGCCATGGCCTGCGGAGTCAGGAATACGTGGAAAGTTTCCTCGCCGCCGGCTTCTTTGATCCCGCGAATGTAATGGTCCTTAGCGTAGGCTTTCAGCTGCACCAGCATCTCCCAGCTCGGGGTATCCGCCGCAGCGACCGCACTGGTTGCGCCGCCTACGGTGAACACTTTGGCGGCGCCGTCCCAGCGCAGGCGGCGGTTGGCCGTCGGAGCGCTTACGTCCTGCGCGAAGTCCAGATACTGCAGGTCTGAGCCGACACGGTTCGCGCCTCGGTTGGTCTTGGCGTAGCTCACGCCGGCGAGCGACAGGAAGGCCAGCTGATCCATACGGTCGGCGAGCCAGTACGACAGCACGTCTTTGGAGTTACCACGGAATTCAACGATCGACTTCTGATCAGCCACGCGTCCTTCGTGACGGTTCGCATGACGCAGCTGGTCGATGCGGATCACTTGGTCGAACGACTGCATAGCCTCTTCGTTGCCTTCCAGCATACGGTCGCCGGCAACGCCGTCGCCAGTCAGATCGGCCAGCAAGGTGATGACCGCGCGGGCGCCTTTCTCGGATTTCTTCAGCTCGGTAATGTGCTGAATCATCGAGTTCGGGCCTTTGCCGAGGAACTTGTTGATAAAGGACTGGTTACGGGCTTGTTTCCACAAGTCCATGCTCCAGATTGTTTTTTGTTCTTGGGTCAATGCCCCAAAATTCGTCAGAGCCATAGCGGCCTCCAATAATTGAATGAAAGAGAAGGCGTCTGCATGTCGCTGCAACTGGCGAGGGGTCAGCCCTTACGGGGTCGAGTCGTACCGGTCGCGCACCGGTAGAGCGAAGATAGATCGAATATTAGAGGAAAAAAAGAGGCCACGCAAATGCGTGGCCGAAGGCGGCGATTACCGCGAATGAGAAGGAAAATCTCAGGGGGTGATGATACTGGTTTTTTCGGCGGCGGCAATAGATTGTTGTGCGATCTTAGCGTCGTGGGCCGCACAACTCACGCGGTAGCCTTCCAGACTCCACAGCTGGCGCAGAGCGTCCTTATACGCCAGCTCGCGCCCGACAGCTGCATCGAACTCTGCCGGGTCGATGCAGGCGCTGGTGCCGGTGACTACGAAGTCGCTGATGGTCTTGAGTAGACACAGCGTTGTCGTCGTACCGTCGACGTGGAAGAACTCCGCGTCGATAACGCGAGCCCTGATGTCGTCTTCAGTCAGTTTCATCATACAAGCTCCCAGTCTGTTGCCAGTATGTCTGTCTGGCTAGCCAGCCACGGTACGCGCGCGCCCGGCGTGTTGAGTGCGTTATCAGGGTAATTCAGGTACAGGTAGGGGAGGGTCATCTTGCTGTGCGCGTCGGGGTGCTGCATCTCGACCCACATGCCTCTGCCGTTCCAGCCGGTACGCCGTACCTTGCCACCTTTCTTCAGGATGTCCAGCGCGATCCCGAAGCCGAAACCGTCAATGTTCTGGGCAGGTAGCGCCAACGTATTGCCCTGCACCATGAAGTCCAGTGTCTCGCCGTCGCGACCGTCCGGGTGGATGTAGAAGCCGACCCGGCCGCTACCGAAACTGCGGGCGCGTACCGAGAAATCGGTCACGTCCCGGTCCATATTCTCGTGAAAGTATTGCTCCAGTGTTTTCATCAGACGTCGTCCCCACGTAATTTGGCGAGGGTCTTCTCGTCCAGCTTGGCAAACTCGTCCTGCGACATCTTCATCACGTCGGCCGGGTTCAGTATGCCGCCGCCGGCTTTGTCGCTATCCATACCCACGCGGGCGGTGCTCGGGGGCTGCCGGCCCTCGGCGTCGAGGTTGCGCTTACGAGCCTCCGTAGCGCGGTCGGTAGCGATCTTGTCCTTGTCGACGCGCGGAGTCACCTCGGTGGCGAGGCGTTCTTTACCCGTATTCGGGTCCCCCATTACCAGTTTGACGGCCTCCTGCATCGCAGCGCTCGGCGTGTCGCCGGTGGCCATCAGACCTTTCCGAATCTTCAGTACCTTGGCGACCTTGCCCTCGTCATAATCCTCATGGCGCGGATTCAGTTCGGGGTAGGCTTCCTCGATACGGTCGATCACCATACTCTCACGCACCTGCTCAACGGCCTGCGTGGTGGCCTGCTGCGCTTTCAGGTCTGCCTTGAAATCGGATATAGCGTCAGACAGCTCACGGATGGCGGCCATCGTCTGCGAGGCTTTCTCACTCTCACCGTCAGTGATCTGCTTGGTGAGCTGTTTCTCCAGCTCGCCGAGACGTCCTTGGGCAGCCTTGAGGTCTGCGTTGGACTCCTCCTGCTGCTGCGTACCCTTCAGCTGCGCCAGCTGCTCCTGCGCGTCTTTCAGCTGCGACAGTACCTTATCCAGCCGGGATTTGGGGATACGCGGCTCGTCTTTCTTCTTGGTCTTGTCCTTGTCGCCTTCGTCCTCACCTTCTTCGGCCTTGGTATCCTCGGCCTTGGTATCCTCGGCCTTCAGGCCGAGGTCTTCGGCGGCTTTCTGGTGGCTGTCCGGACTCTCTTTCGTCGCATCCGGCTCGAAGTTGTCGCCCCGGTCACCAGACAAGTCCGCGCCCTCGTCCAACGGTGCCTGTAGTCGGGCAAATAGTTTAGTCGTCAATGTCATGATCGCTGCCTCCTTGCGGTTGTTGCTGCTGCTGCTGCTGCTGCTGCTGCTGTTGGAGCATCGACTGCATGCGCTGGGCACGCATCCGCTCTTGTGCTTCCTGTTGTTTGAGCTGCTGATTCTGGGCGAACTCAGCCTGCTTCATCTGCATCTCCATCTCGAATTTCTCGCGCTCCATCTGCATCTGCTGCCCGTGTTTCTGGCGCTCCAGCTCCAGTTCGGCCATCTGCACTTCCTGATCATTCTGCTGGGCCGAGATGGCGAGTTCAGCGTCTTTGTGGCCGACAGCGGCCGCTTCTTTCTGCGCTTTGGCCTGCTTGAGCCCTGCGTCGGCCTGTTTGGCCGTAGCTTCGGCCTCCGTCTTGATCACCTCGGCCTGTAGTCCGCGCTGCTCCAACTCGGCCTGCGCCTGTGCCTCGGGGCTATTCTTGGCGTCAGCCATCGACTTGAGCAGGTCGCGTTTACGCAGCAGGCGGCTATTCTCGATGACGAATTCGTCCGGAATCTGAATGCCCTGTTCGCGCATGGCCATCGCCTGATCGAACTGGCTATCCTCCAGTGTTTCACGCACAGGTACGCTGGAGATCACTACGTCGTACTCGCCGAGGGTGAGATCGTTCACTACCTCGCCTTCGGGTGTCGGCTGGTTCAGGTGCAACGTCTCGGTCTCCCCGGTCATCTTGTCGTGCGTGACGGTGACGATGCGCTCCTCGCTGTAGTACTGCTGCACCAGATCGAGGATGTTCCGGGCGAGGATGAAATCCGTACGCACCAGACTGTCGAGCGGTTTGGCGAGGTTGGTACTGCCTGCTTGGCGCTTGGCCTGAATGGCCTTGGCGGCCACATCCTCACGGTCCATACCCTGCATGGAGTCGGACACGCCGGAGATACCCTTGATGTGCTCTTCGGCCTTGTAGGTAATGCGGTCCAGCCCGGTCGGTGTGGAGTTGGGCGTGAACTTCTCCAGCCCCTCCATATCGTTGACCTCAATCACCAGCCCAGTCTCAGCCCCGCGCTGCTCCAGCTCTTCGATGCTCATACTGGTCAGCGCGCCGGCTTTCACCTTCCAGCCGCTGTTGGCTGTGGTGTTGATGACGTGCAGCTCTTGGCTGGAGACCTTGTTCAGCAGCTCCTGCGGTCCCAACAGGTTCTCAGCCAGCCCGACAGTGTGGCCCCGGCGGAAATAGGGGAAGTAGGGGACGACAGTGAAGTGCTTATAGGGTGACCAGTCATCGTGCAGTACCACGTTGTCACAGATGACTGCCCAGCGGATGCGCTTGACCAGCTTCTTCGTCACGGTCAGGCCGAACTGCTGGGCGATGAAGGCGATGCGCTCGCGGCTCCAGTCGTTCGGGATTGGCCGCATGTCGCCGGTCTGCGGGTTGACGAAGTGGTTCTGCTTGTCCAGCGTGCGGAACTGACGCTCGATAACGCGCAGATTGCGCATCACGTTGGTCTGGTCGTAGCTGCCGTCGTAGTAAGCCGCCGCGTTGCCGCCGAAACGGTCACGGTGCGTGTCGATACTGTCATAGCCGTAAGGGAAGTAGCTCTGTTCTCGCCCGCGCAGCAGATCGGCTTCGCCTTCACCATAGAGTACGGCGATGTCGTCAGCGGTCATCCACTTGGTCGTGAACACCTCGTTCCAATCGTCCGGGTCGTAGCTGTCTGCATCCGGGTCGATGATCACGTTCTTCGGGTTCAGGTTGTCGACGCGCACCTCACCGTGCAGGCTATCGGTGAAGTCCATACGCACGTCGAGGAACCCGCGCGACCCGATGATCCCGTCGGAGAACATATCGCTGCGGCGCCAGTCGAGCTGGTTGTTGTCGCTGATCTGCATGAACAGCTTGGTGAGGATTTCAGCAGTCTGGTCCGGCGCTCCGGAGCGGGGGCGGAACGCGATTTCAGAGCGGTTGTAAATCTGCTCCCCCATCACGTTCCCGAGCGTGGAAATGATCTTGTTGATCGTCAGCGCCGGTCGGCGCGTCTGCTTCAGTCGGGCCAGATCAGCCGGCTCCCACTGATCGCCCCGGAAGAACGCATTGCACTTGTCGTCTTTAAGGACGAAGTCCAGATGCCCGTGGTCTCGGCAGTACGCATAGCGGTACCACGTCTTCGATGCGACGCTAGTATCAACAGGCATGTTCAGTCCTTACCCCTTACCGCCGCAACCGCAACCGCTGCGTGCGGTCGGCAGGTACACTACGTCCAGCCCGTCCAGCAGCGCGTGCAGCACTGTGTTGGGGTCATCCTCGATAGTTGTGTGGCCGGTGCCACGCAGATACCCGCGTGCCCAGAATACAAACTGTTCCGGGGTCATCGCTGGTGGGGCCATCGGTGCGCCCATCATTCCGTCGGGTGTGCGAGCCATGCTTTACGCTCCTCTGGTGTCATCTCCAAGAAATCCTTACTGCGCGCTTTTTTCGGTTTAGCCGGCGCGCCGTCTTCTGGCGCCACTCGTGCCGTTTGCCGAAGGCCTGCTGCCGAAGCGCCAGCTGCTTCATCAGCAATGCGCTGGGCACGTCCGGCGTTATTGGCAGAGTCCTTGCGTAGTGCGTTACGCAACCCATCAAATAAGCCCATCCCATCATCCCTCCGTGGTTAGTTATGCTGCCATGTGCGACCCGGTACCTCCGAACCCACCTTTGAGCTTGTCCCGCCAGCTCGGTAGCTTCTTCGCTCGGGGTGGGGTGGGTGGTGCCTTACCTACTGCCAGCTGCGCCAGCCACGCCAGTGAGTCAACACAGTCGTCGTGGACACCGGCAGGGAAGCGCAACATCTCATTGCGCACCGTGTCGTACCACTCTGCCTGATCGTTGAAGCTGATCATCCCCTGCTGCATCCTCCCTTGGAGGGCTCGCGCGCGGGCTTGTTTGTCGGTTATCGGTCGGAGCACTTCGATCACGGGGTAGAACTTCCGCTCCCGCATCCGCTTTTTCAGCAGCGCTTCGATCGAGCGATAGATTTGGCCATCTTCGAGGCCAATCACTAGGGATGGATGATACCAGCGTTGAGCCAGATTCAGAATACTATCAACGATGAAGAACGCGTCCTTGCTCTTGTATCTGAGCACCTCGGCTATATGCACTACATCATCGTAGTCTTGGAGACCGACCGAGCCAACGGTAAAGTCATTCGTCTGCTTCTCCGAGATCGCAAAATCGAAGGCGATGATCACGTTCGCCTCTCGCACGCGGGGTAGCGCCCGGCGACGGAACTGATCCTTGGTGAAGTACATGCCGTCATCAGGTACCGGGTTCTGCTGGTACAGCGCCGACCAGAACCGCTGGGCCAGCGTCTTCTTGATCCGGTGCAGCTTGAAAGCGTCGTAACGTGCTTCGTGTAGCGGGTCGCCCTTGGAGCGCAGGTATTTGAGGGGGGCGGTATCATGCCCCGCAGCGGCGGCAGCGAGCAGGGTGTCGGTTTCGCCCTTGGCGTCCACCGGGATACGCGCGATCAGATCAGTCTCGGTATCCAGAAACTCAGCCTCTTCGGCGATGGCGGGGTACTTGATAATCTCGAACTGGTCAGCATCCTCATCTTCCGCCATCGCCTGCTGGATACGCCCGGCTAGGTCATCGTCGTGCCACCACGTCTGGATAACCAGAACACCACCGCCCGGCGCGAGACGGGTATACGCCGTCGAGCCGTACCAGTCCCAAATGCTCTCCCGCGTGTTCGCACTGTCTGCCTCCTCCGCGTTTTTGATCGGATCGTCGATGATCAGTACGTGGGCACCTTTACCGGTGATACCCCCGCCGATACCGGCTGCCACATAGGCGCCGCGTTTACCGGCGAGACCCCATTCCTCGGTCGACTGGTTGTTCGGGTCGAGCAAAGTCTCAGGGAACACCGTCTGGTAGCTCTCATCCTGAAGCAAGAGCTTCACCCGGCGTGAAAACTGCATGGCCAGCGAGATGTTGTA